ATTTACAGGAAAATCATCAACGATTTTCATTAAAGAAAAAATAAAAAATTTATTTGTGAGTGAATTACAATCTAATGATTTTTCATCAGTATTATTTAAATGTCGTCAGGCATTTAATACTTTTGAAACTGTATGTGAAAACCCTTTAATTAAAAAATTCTCATCTTTGTATACATATTTGTTAGTGCAAGGTTTTTTAACCAAATTTGGATTATCATTAAATGATGATGATTATTCAAGAATGGAACAAAAAGCCATGTTGTTAAATTTTTCATCGCGTAAAGCCTTGATAATGAACATTCTTGATACCACACTATTTATTTGTGAACGATATCAAGAATGGGTCGAGACTGGAGACTTTTGTGCATTTACACATTCTGAAGCAGAATATGCCAATTGGGCAAAAGAAGCTGATCGTGTATTAGCCTTAGCTCCTTTTACTAGTAATTTAGAAGCACATGGAACTTCATACTTCACTTATTTATCTGATTTGAATAATGCTGTTGAGAAAGGTGAAGCTTATGTAAAGTTTACTTCTAAAACTAGTTCTTTTGAAGCTAGTGCGATGAAGCGTAAATTATATACTTTGCAATTATTAAAAAATACAGAAATAACTAAACGTGCATCTCAAAAAGAGCGTAAATCACCATTTGGTGTTTTAATCCATGGAACTTCTAGCGTAGCTAAATCAACTTTTTCTAAAATGTTGTACTACTATTATGGTAGTCTATTTAATTTAGATAAAGATGATCATTTTAGATACGTTCGAAATCCAGCTGATGAATATTGGAGTAATTATGACTCAAGTAAGTGGTGCATTCAAATGGATGATATCGCATTTTTATTACCATCGGCAGCATCCGAAGTTGATCCTACATTGATGGAGATGTTGAATGTTGTTAATAATGTACCTTATGTTCCTCCGCAAGCAGCTATTGAAGATAAAGGAAAGACACCTGTTATGGCTAAATTAGTTATTGCTACTAGTAATGCTAGTGATTTGAATGCCAATGATTATTTTTGGTGTCCTTTAGCTGTTCGTAGAAGATTACCATATGTAATTAACGTAGAACCAAAGAAGGAATATCTTCATGAAAATCAAC